AAGTCATCTGCGTTTTCCTACTGATACCAAACTCTTATGGGAAGGTATTGTATGGCTTCATCGTCATCTGTGCAAACATTGCCAGACCTTGCACATACAACGTCCCCGTAACAAGTATCTTGATGTACGCCGTGCCTATCTTGCTTATAGCAAACTGCGTAAACGCAGGAAATCACAGACTCGTATGATTACACGAAGGTTACTTCAGTTATTGGAAAATTCAATACTGCCAACAGATAATCCAAATGATCGCCTGTCATAATATAACAGGCATTGTTCATTACATAATTGTTGGCATCATATGCAAAAGCCATTTGGTTTCCGATTATTTTCCATACAATTTTTGGCTTAGAAAAATCCTCCCAATAACTGATGCTATCTTGTGTTTCAAACCACTCGTTACTAGTTTTCTTTCGGGCTTTTATTTTTTTGCCATTAACAATATGAGTTTCTCCTGTTTGTTCTAAACGCTCTATGCCAATTGACAGAAGATAATTTTTCACCGCAGGATAACTTTCTATATCATAATGCCGCGAAGGAAATGTGGCTATAATCCACAAGTCCGCCCATTCATATTCATATCTCTTGATATCCCTGCCACGAAGAATCGGTCGTATAAGTTCAGCCGTCCGAACACGTTCATCTTCTGTTTGACAATTCGCTAGTATCTCATCACGCTTTTCGGTAGAAATGATAAAAGCATCATTGAAACCAGTTTTTATCCCATAGTTGATTTGGATGTTCCAATCCTTCAAGGGTATTCCCACAGACTCAATCTTCTGCTTGATGCTCTGTTCAATGGGAGACAATATCACCCATGGGATAGAATCTGCAAAGTTACACTTCACGCCTTGTTGCTGCACGAAATCGCTCAAATTATTCAAGCCATTCGAATCTTGTACCAAACAAGCTTGTGTGTTAAAAATATTTGCTGCTTTTTGAGATAAAAGAATATTTGCTTCTACCGTTATTGCATCGAATATTTTTATACCTGCAAAATCTACCAACATAATAGGATTGGTCTTGCTTGCGAAATAACCTCGCAAGGCTTCACCATACCCTGCACGCATCCATTTATTAGACGTGATATAGCAAAGAAAACCATTGGGAGTAAGCAGGTTCATACCCAACTCATAGAAGAGGCAGTAAATATCACCAGTGCGTGCATAAGTTATGTAACCCATGCATTCTAATACATCGGCACTCTTACCCATAGATTGTAACTGAATGTAAGGTGGATTGCCAATGATACAGTCAAATCCCAAGAAGTTGCCTTCGGCATCGAGTACTTCTGGAAACTCTATACGCCATTCGAATGCACCAAGATAAATTTTGTTGGAGCGTATTTCCTCAAATATATTTTCTAAAGTCGCAATTTCTTTCTTTAAATCGGCAATGCGCTTGTCCGACGCTTTCTTTTCCTTTTTTGTCGGTTCAAACAGTTGAGGCGCTTGTAAGTTTGCCAACTCAGAGCGGCGTTTGTTCAATCTAACCAATCGTGCATCCCGGCGGTTGATCTCTGTTTTCAGTTTCGACTTGATTTCTGTTATAAACGTTTCCAAATCCTGCTTTTCGCTTTTACTTTGGGCATTTTTATATTTAGCTACAGCCTCCTTATATTGGCTGATGCTGATACTAGACTCTCGCAGTACGGTCTGAATACTGTCTGTCAAAGCGAATCGGTGAAGCAAAGAATTTCCACATTTGATGTTAATGTCGATATTTGGTAAGGTTTCTAAATAAGTGTAATTACTTTCAGCCGTATAGTAAGCATTCTTCAACAATTCAATCCACAGTCGTAGGCGGCAAATCTTCACAGAGTTGGGGTTAATATCAACGCCAAATAAACAGTTCTCAATGATTTGACGCTTCTCCTTGAAAAGAGTTTCCTGCATGCGGCGACTTTCCGCATTGAGTGGGTTGTAAGCAAATAAATTACCTTCGGTATCGGTAACAATCAGCTCGTCATTTTCAATGGCAAGTTGATAGTCCGCTTTGCGGATACGCTTACCGGTAGCATCTACCAAAATACCTAATTCGTATTTCAAGAGTATCAGTTCATTGAGAGCAGACACAAGAAAGTGACCCGAACCAACAGCTGGATCACACAGTCGCAAACTGTTAATTAGTTCATTAGCTTCGACTATATTGTCAATATGGTTGTATAGTTCTATACGGGTGGTACAATTCCAGCCATAATAACCATTAAACTTTTGCAACACGGTCTTGGTGATTGCTTCACGGCACATGAACATAGTGATAAAGCCTGGAGTGAATACTGAACCATCCTTGTGACCATTTATTTTCTCGAATATAAGCCCTAAAACAGAAGCATTGATGAGTGTTTTAGCCTCTTCTTGCACTTCTTCACTGCCTTCGCTCGCAAAGTTATAAGCGTCGAGAAAAGCAAACAAATATTGCAGGGTGGGTAATGCGTTGACTTGTAGATTGCGTTTTTTATTTCGTAATACGCTACTCGCCAAGACAGGAAGTACCGTACGTTGTGAAAGGCTGTTTATCTTAATTGTTTTACTTTCCAAATCTGTCACCTCGAAAAGAGAACTGTTAAGATAGGGAACGTAAGCAAAATCACGCATAATGGAGTGTGTGCGGCTGCCCATGTCACGTGCAAGCACTTGGAAAAAGAGTGTGTTGAGATCATCATAGTCATGAATCTTAGTTATTGAAAGAAATTTATAGATTGCATCTCCATTGTGGTATTTCAACATCTGAGCCTCCAACAGTTTCAAGAAAAGGATACGATTCATCCAAGTAATACACAATTCCATTGCAACATTGAATAACCGTTCCTCATAATCATTCCCATACAAACGACCATTTATGTGACGCAAACAATCTTCTGCATCCAGTTGGTTAATAGTATTCTCTAGTAATGAAGCCTCGTCACGCCGTTCCACAGCTTTGCGTACAATCACGGTTTTATTATTCTCTTTGCGTTCCTCAATACCAATAATGTGTAGCAGCTCAGTGTAGAATCCACGGTTGAGCGAATTGCTGTCATTTTGGAACGATAGCTTCAAAAGATGTGTATCGCTGAATATCTTATAAAGTTCGATAAGTTTGCGTGAAGCGCTACTGTCTGTTCTATCAAGCAGGTGTTGATAGTCTTGTAAGTTGAAGTAAGTGTATTCAAGGCTATCTTTCACCTCCTCAATATAGGTTGTTGCAATTTCAGTATAGAAGAAATCGGTTTTGTTACTGGTTTTGCGTCCATCCACAAAGTCTTGAAACTCACGACGTAATTGTTTGTTCTGATAGAATTTGCGTTCAAACTCATGGGCATCAAAAATAAAGAATTCATGAATATTAGTAGCGATGAGATATTTAATATCATTGTTCTTCTTATTGACACGTTCTTTAAGATAGTATAGCAATAATTCCTGCAAAGCCTTACGATTAAGATTGTCATTAGAAATCATCTCACCTTTGTTGGTGGTACTCTTTACTTCAATCAATAACCCTATATTGGACTTGATAGTTTTATCCAATCGGATAGCCAAATCAATATCTTCTTCGGGAGCCATGTAGTATGGCTTGTAGAACGTTTCACTCAGAAAATTACGTAAATGTTCTTTTTGCGTGTGTTCTCTTTGCCCATCCACAATATTGTCTCTCAATGTGCGAAGGGCATTTTTGAATAAGTCAAAATCTGTTGTTTCAATCGCAACCTGTCTATATGCTTTGTTCAAAACTTGATTCGGTTTGAGTAGTCCCATAATGTTTGGTAAATGAGTTAATAAAATACAAAGGTAGTCTAAAAACTTGATAATAAAGAATGAACGTATTGGTTTAACGAAAGTTTGTTCTACTGCCAGCCATTATCAACAAACAATAGCAGCAGTAGATTTGACATGATTCTACTTATTATATTGTAATAGCCAGCCAAAGTAATCTTTTCACATCCGGATCTATCACAGGTTGGATAAGTTGTTAACCTGAAGGTAACCGACCTGATGGTATAGGAACAGGAAGAAGTCTGTAATCATGGCATTTACCCGGATAGAGAAGCCACATTTTTTATTGCCGGACTTCCGGCATTGCCTCATCCATGTGTGAAAAGGAGTTTTTTCTTTCACCACAACGTTCCTTTCACATACCCAAAGGGGGTAGTGGATCCAGACCTGCTTCGGCTTTCTTTTTCCTTCCCATATGACAAAAACCGACTATCCATGACTATTCCTGCCAGTGTGCCGGTCGTGCTTGCCTCTCATGGTTTCTTCCCTTATATTCGCACTGATATTTAAACGAGTTGAAAATATGGAAATATGCTACATCGAGGCCGGTGTCCTTGAGAGGATGCTGGCGCGCGCCGAGAACCTGTCCGCACGTGTGGACAGATTGTATGAGAGAAACCGCTGTAAGGAACCCGGAGAGTGACTGGACGGCCAGGATGTCTGCCTGCGCCTTGACATCTCGCCGCGTACCCTGCAGACTCTCCGCGATACCGGACGGCTGGCGTTCACCCGCCTCCAGCGCAAGTTCTATTACAAGCCCGGGGATGTGGAGAAGTTGATGGTCTACGTCGGCATCAGACGCAAGGAGAAGGAGGTGAGAGAAAGAAGGAAAAACGGAAACCTTTAAAGAGCGGAAGAGATGGAAGGCATTATCGACAAGGAGAACGAACGTGTCCGCAGGTTCTTTGCCCTGCTGGACGACATGGAGAAAAAAGTGGAACGTCTTGCCCGTGACAACCGTCCTCCCTTCAACGGGGAACGGTTCCTGACCGACAGGGAGCTTTCCGGGATGTTGAAGATCAGCCGCAGGTGCCTGCAGGATTACAGGGACCAAGGACGGATTCCCTATATCCAGCTTGGCGGGAAGATCCTGTACAGGCAGTCGGACATCGAGAGGCTGCTGGAGGAGAACTATCACCCTGCATTGGTATAATATCGTATTTAAGTTTAAGGATTGTCGCCGGAATTGCATTTACGATTCCGGCGGCAGTTTTTATTTAGCCTGCGGCTTCCTTGCCGGCCGCGGGCTTTCTTCTTTCCATCAGCCGGTTCATGTCCGAGGATATCTTCCGGTCGGTGACCTGGGCGTAGACCTGCGTGCTGTCGATGTTCGTGTGGCCCATCATCCTGGCGATGCTCTCTATCGGAATACCTGCGGTCAGTGTCAGGGTCCCGAACGAATGCCGGGCCATGTGGAACAGAACCCACAAAGCAGCCGCCAGCAAACAGGTAACAACGAAACGTAACCCGTTTGAAATGAGCGGTTTTTCATTATTCTGCCAGATGCCGGAAACGCAACGGAGTGCGGAATATTGAGCCATTTCAGTTACCAAGCCGTTAGCCGTCAGTTACCGAAGCAAGGACAGGTAACGCACGGAAAATGAAATTGTTGCAAGCCCGTGCCGATTGCGCTGATACGCACCGTTCTGCAAATCAATGGACGCTTACTCATAAGTTAATTTTGCAACAAAAACAGTAAGCGTATGGAAGTTGAAAAATTCAAGGTGCTGCTTTACCTGAAAAAGAGCGGAACGGACAAGTCGGGCAAAGCCCCGATAATGGGAAGGATAACGGTGAACCGCACGATGGCGCAGTTCGGATGCAAGCTGTCGTGCAGGCCGGAGTTGTGGAACGCGAGGGAAAGCCGTCTGGACGGTAAGAGCCGCGAGGCGGTGGAAACCAACGCTAAACTGGACAAGCTGCTGCTTGCGGTCAATGCGGCGTTTGACACATTAGTGGAGCGCGGGCAGGACTTTGACGCTACGGCGGTCAAGGACTTGTTTCAGGGGAGCATGGACACGCAGATGACCCTGCTTCGGATGACCGACCGCATCTGCGAGGACTTGAAGGCGCGTATCGGCATCGACCGTGCCAAAGGAACTTATCCCGGCTATTACTACATGAGAAAGAGATTGGGCGAGTTCATCCAGTGGCAGTTCAAGACGAAGGACATCGCTTTCGGACAGCTTTCCGAACAGTTCATCCACGATTACCAGAACTACGTCATGGACGTGAAAGGTCTGGCGGTGGATACCGTGCGACATTACCTCGCCATCTTGAAAAAGGTATGCCGCATCGCCTACAAGGAGGGATATGCCGAAAGGTGTTTCTTTGCCAATTTCACCCTGCCCAAACAAATGGAACGTACTCCGAGGGCGTTGAGCCGTGAGGACTTCGAGAAGATACGCGACGTGGAGATACCCGCATGGCGCACCACGCACATCCTTGCCCGTGACCTCTTCCTATTTGCCTGCTATACTGGAACCGCCTATGCGGATGCGGTGAGCGTTACCCGTGAGAACCTCTACACGGACGATGAGGGAAACCTCTGGCTTAAATACCGCCGCAAGAAGAACGAGCTTCGGGCAAGCGTGAAGCTGTTGCCCGAAGCACTCGCCCTGATTGAGAAGTACCATGACGACAGCCGTCCGACATTGTTCCCGATGATACACCATCCTAATATGAAACGGCACATGAAAGCCCTTGCCGTCCTTGCAGGGGTAAGCGGAAGCTTATGCTACCATCAGGCACGCCACTCCTTCGCCTCGCTGATTACGCTGGAAGCCGGAGTGCCGATTGAAACCATCAGTCGGATGCTGGGGCACTCCGATATAACCACGACCCAAGTTTATGCCCGTGTCACCCCGAAGAAGCTCTTTGAGGACATGGACAAATATATCGAAGCGACCAAAGACTTGAAACTTGTTCTCTAACTAATAAAAACATCACAACTATGCGCAGTACATTTTCCATTTTACCGTATATCAACCGTAACAAGGTAAAGGCTGACGGCACGACCGCCGTCCTCTGCCGCATCACCATAGACGGCAAGAGTTCCACGATAACCACCGGCATCTATTGCAGACCGGAGGACTGGAACAGCAGCAAGGGAACCATCCGTACCGTCCGCGAGAACAACCGCTTGCAGGAGTTCAAGAAGTCCGTTGAACTTGCCTATGAGGATTCATTGAAGAAACAGAACGTGGTGAGTGCCGAACTGCTCAAAAATGCGCTGGCAAGGAAAGCCGTCATCCCCACCAAGCTGCTGCAGATGGGCGAAAGGGAGCTTGAACGGCTGTTTGCCCGTTCAAAGGAAATAAACTCCACATCGACATACAGGAACTCAAAGTATTATCAGAAGTACCTGAAAGATTACCTCACATCAGTGGGTAAGGAGGACATCGACTTTACTGACATCACGGAGGAGTTCGGCAATGCTTATAAAGCCTTTCTGAAACGCTACAAGAACTTTGGTCCGTCACAGATGAACAAGTGCCTGTGCTGGCTGAGCAAGCTGGTGTACCTCGCCGTGGACTACGAGATACTCCGTGCCAACCCGTTGGAGGACATGGAATACGAGAAAAAGCCCGCGCCGAAGCACAGGCACATCAGCCGTGCGGAACTGAAAGCCATCCTTGAAACCCCGATGCTCGACCCGTTGCAGGAACTTGGGCGCAGGGCATTTTTGTTTTCAACTTTCACTGGCTTGGCGTATGTGGACATCATGCTGCTCCATCCGCACCATATCGGCACGACGGCGGACGGCAGGCGTTACATCCGCATCAACCGCAAGAAGACCAACGTGGAGGCGTTCATCCCCCTGCATCCGATAGCGGAGCAGATACTCGACCTCTACAACACGACTGACGACACGAAGCCCGTGTTTCCGCTTCCGAGCCGTGACGAGATGTGGTTCGAGATACACGAGCTGGGCGTGGCGATAGGACGGAAAGAAAACTTGTCCTACCATCAAAGCAGACACTCGTTCGGAACTTTCTTGATTTCGGAGGGCATACCCATTGAGAGCATCGCCAAGATGATGGGGCACTCAGGTATAAAGACCACCCAGCGGTATGCGGAGGTTACTGACAAGAAGATTTCAAAGGACATGGACAACCTGATGGCGGTCAGAATGATGTACGGAACGGGCAAATGGTACAAAAGACAAGAACTGCCAAAAGAAACAAACATTGATAATGAATAATGACTATGGAACGGGGAATAATCACAATCACAGAAAACGGGTTGGTCGCCATGCCGACCGCTCCCGTCTGGATGACACAGCAGGAAATGTCCGATGCGTTCAATGTGTTCGGCTGCCACATCCGCAAGGCTGTCCATGCCATATACAAGAATGGCGAATTGTTGGAAAGCGAAACGAAGCGGTACATCAAACAGGACAACGGGATAAACTACGATGTTTACAGCCTTGAAATGGTGATAGCCGTTTCCTTCAAGTTAAGAGGTCGGGAGAGCATGGCTTTCCGGCGGTTCATCATGTGCAGGCTGACCATGAACAACAGACAGTCCGTCAACCTTTTCTTTTCGCTCTCCCCGTCACGTGGAAAGAGAGCGGGAAATTGAGCAGACCTCAGACGGCGTATGAGATACCCTCAAACGGCGTGTAAGGCTACCTCTTACGCCGTTTGAGGGTAACACCGTTTTACAGGGAATTCCCGTCAGCCTACCTGAACGCCTCCCGATAATTGGCGGCAAGCATCCGTTCGATGTCCGATTCCTTGTATAGAATCTTGCCGCCCAACTGGTAATAGGCGATTATGCCGTTGTTGCGGTAGTCCTGCAAGGTGCGTCGGCTCACTTTCAGCCGTGCCGACACCTCCCTGTCCGTCAGGAAGCGTTCACCGCCCAATGTCGGACGGCTGTTTGCCATAAAGTTCTCGATGCCGTCCAGCAGACGGTCAAGGCTGCCACAGAACTCGGCGACAAACGCATGGTTCTTGGTAATCATTTCACTCATTGTTACGTTGGATTTAGTGGTACATAATAATCAAACGGCTTTGTCTGCCAGCTTACGTTCAACGGGCTTGACGATGCGCAACACATCCTCCGGTCGGTAAAACACCTTGTGGTTTATCTGCGAATAGGCCAGCGTGCCGTTATCACGCAGCGTCTGTAAGGTGCGCGGACTGATGTTCAACTGTTGGCAGACCTCTTGGTTGTCCATCCAACGGTTTAATGGCTTGCTGCCTTGCTTGGCAAGGAGTTCGTTCACACGGTCTGAGAAGCGGCTGAACTTCGCCGCCATTTCTTCAAACGCCTCTTTCTGAAAAATCAATACTTCCATTGTCAATACTGTTTTTAATGTTGATACTCGGTTTTAGACGCAAAATAAATGGGTATCGTGCATCAAACAATAGGTTGGCACAATCGTGGCAGCTTGTGGCAGGGAGTGGCGTTATCCGCCGAACCCGTGACGGCTGTTCCAAGCGTCCGTGCTGCAAAGAAAAGCGAAGTCCGGCACAATCCAACCGCTTCGCACCTGCGTGGCAGCATTTGGCATCGGTATGGTAGCCTGTGGCGTTCGTCAGGCTCAAATAAGCCTGCTAATAAATCTGAGTTTGATATAGGATGAAGTATGACTTTGTTTTATGGAATACGATTGACTTAAAGAAACAGGAGTATCCATTGGGGCAAAGTTTTTATGGGAGCAGGTTTGTGTTTCGGTCGTACCGAAACGGCTTGCTCCCCATGTTTTGGAAGACGCAAAATCCCTAAAAATAGGTATTGCCCGACAATTTCAAGCCTTGTACCTTTGCAAAAAAATAAAAAACAGACATTGTTCATTATAAATGCAAGTGCTGAAAGAGGACATACGGGGTCGGATATTGACGATTGCCAGGCAGCAATTCGAGAAGAAAGGCTATTCCAAAACTTCCATGCGCGAAATAGCGGAGTTAGCTGGGGTTGGTGTCGGGAATATCTATAACTACTTCACAAGCAAAGATGAATTATTCCATGAAGTGGTCCGTCCTGTTTTGTGCGCTTTGGAAGCCATGCTGCAAGAACACCACGGCATACGGGGCGAAGATATTATGATGATGCGGTCGGAAAAATACCTGAAATCCTGCATTGACGAATATGTTTCGCTTATAGACAAACACCGTTCGCTAATGGAAATTCTGTTGTTCCGTGCGCAAGGTTCTTCATTGGAACGCTTCCGTGAGAATTATACCGACCGTTCCACGGAATTGGTTAAGGCGTGGTTCGCGTCCATGCAGCGGAAACATCCCGAAATCAATACGGCTGTGTCCGATTTTATCATTCATTTGCATACGGTATGGATGTTCACGATGTTCGAGGAACTATTGATGCATTCCGTACCCCGGCAAGAAATGGAGGCTATTTTGCACGATTATATCCTGTTTGAAATCCAAGGTTGGAGGGCTATTATTAAGATATGAACAGACAACGTACATACGAACATTCAACCGCATCAGAACGGTTGGCAAGGAGGAAATCTTCACGGAGGTTTCCTCCTTTTTTTATGAACAATTCTGAATATCGTTCACTATTAAATATCCCAAAATATGAAACAGAAATACGAGTTTAAGAGCATTGTAGCGGAAACATTGCTTATTCCGCTATACATGAGAGCCAAAGAAAGCAGCCGGAATAATCCCATCCTATATGACAAGACTGCGGAATGGCTGGCGGACAGTTTGGAATACGATTATTCCCAGTTCGACGGGGCAAAGTTGAGCGAAGTGGGATGTGTGGTGCGTGGATGGTATTTTGATTGCGCCGTGCGCCGATTTATTAAGACACATTCGCATCCGGTCGTGGTCAATGTGGGATGTGGACTGGATACCCGTTTCCAGCGTATCGGAAGTCAGAAAGCAGTCTTTTATGATTTGGATTTGCCTGAGGTCATTGCTCTACGCCGGGAATTGATACCCGAACAGCCGGACAATGTCTATATTGAAGCGTCTTTGTTGGAGACCGACTGGATGGATGACTTGCGTCGGAAGCATCCCGATGCAGAATTTATCTTCATCGTGGAGGGGGTACTGATGTACTTCTACGAGAAGCAAGTAAAAGCCTTCCTGCATCACGTGGCAAGCCGTTTCGGGGGAGGTGAATTGTGGTTTGACGTGTGCGGCACGATAATGAGCCGACATGGTGTGAAGCCCGATTCGCTCCGCAAGCACGAGGCTCAAATCCGTTCCGGCATAAGCAACGGGCATGTGGTGGAACAATGGGAACCGTCTTTAAAGCTCATTGAACAGGCTAACTACATGAAGTTCTTCCGTTCACGCTGGGGATTTTTCTTCGGACAGATATTGGGGCGCATCCCTTGGCTTTGCTACAAATTCAGTTCATTGCTCGGATATAAAATCACATCAAAATAGCGTAATAATAATGGAAAAGTCAAAAAAGAAAAAAGGTTTGTCCCGTCTGTTCGAGATAGCGGGACAAAGGAAAGGTCTGCTTATATTGGCAGGTCTGCTGTCGGCTGGCAGCGCGGTGTGTATGCTTGTGCCTTATTGGGCTGTTTATGAAATTTTGAAAGAGTTGCTGTCGAATGGCTCCAATCTTTCCGCTTTGGACGGAACGGACATGATGCGTTGGGGATGGATTGCATTTGGAGGGCTTGTTGGCGGATTGATATTGCTCTATGCCGCCCTGATGTCCTCACATGTGGCTGCATTCCGTATCTTGTATGGGTTGCGTGTCCGTCTGTCCGAACATATCGGAAAACTGCCTTTGGGATATTTGAACAATACCTCTACGGGAGCCATCAAGAAAACAATGGACCAGAATATCGAGAAAATAGAGGGCTTCATCGCCCATACCATTCCGGATTTGGTCAATGTAATGGCAACGGTAGTGGTAATGCTGGTCATCTTTTTCTCGCTGGATGTGTGGCTGACGGTCGTGTGTCTGGCCGTTGTGGTGCTTAGCTTATTCCTGCAATTTTCCAATTTCATGGGAAAAAGGGCAAGGGAGTTCATGGCCATCTATTACGATGCGCAGGAAAAGATGAGCGCGTCCGCCGTGCAGTATGTACGGGGAATGCCCGTAGTCAAGATTTTCGGGCAGAGCGTCCGCTCATTCCGCCAGTTCAATACCGAAATTCAGGCATACAAGACATTCGCCTTGAAATGTTGTGACACATATCAGAACGGTATGATAGCATTTACCGTCTTGCTTAATTCGATGGTTACGTTTATTCTTCCTATGGGTATTCTGCTGTTGCAAGCCAGTCCGCAATCACTCTCATTGGCTGTGGTGTGGCTGTTTTTTATCATCATGGGACCGGGTATGGCTTCGCCCGTTTACAAACTGACTTTTTTAGGAGGGAATACGCGCGACATCAACGAAGGAGTAAACCGCATTGACCGCATACTGGAAAAGAAACCTGTGCCGGAGCCGGGACATCCGCAAGTGCCTGCTGCTTACGATGTAGAGTTCCGTCATGTATCATTCTTCTACGAAAACACGGAACAGGGAACACGAACGGAAGCCTTGCGTGATGTCAGCTTCAAAGCTCCACAAGGAAAGATAACTGCTCTTGTCGGTCCGTCAGGAAGCGGCAAATCAACGGTTGCCAACCTGATACCCCGGTTCTGGGATGTGGTGCAAGGGAAAATATGTATAGGCGGTGCGGATATACGCCAAATAGCTACCGCAAAACTGATGGATATGGTTTCATTCGTCTTTCAAGACACTTTCCTTTTTTACGACACTCTTTATGAGAACATCGCCGTAGGCTCTCCTGATGCCACGAAAGAAAAGGTGATAGCCGCTGCGAAAGCTGCCCAATGCCACGATTTCATAGAGCGTTTGCCGCAAGGCTACGAAACAAGGATAGGCGATAAAGGTGTATTCCTGTCCGGCGGTGAAGCCCAACGGATATGTGTGGCTCGTGCCATATTGAAGAATGCTCCGATACTGGTGTTGGACGAAGCGACTGCTTTCGCTGACCCTGAAAACGAGCATAAAATGCAGATGGCTTTGCAGTCGCTGATAAAGGACAAGACGGTCATTGTGATTGCCCATCGCCTTTCTTCCATCATTTCTGCGCATCAGATTGTCGTCATGAAAGAAGGAAGCATTGTGCAATGCGGAAGGCATGAACAATTATCCGTGACAGAGGGTGTATATAAAAATATGTGGGATGCCTATACGAGCGCATACCATTGGACGTTGAACAAAAACTAAAAGCAATATGAGAAAGAAGAATTTCTTAAACAAGGTCTTGCAAAACACAAGTTGTCCGCAAGGATTTTGGGGACGGATGATTTTGCGAGGAATGAATTGTTTTCATGCATCCTTAGCTAATCGTGGCATGAAGCAAGTGGAATGGCAGCCGAATTGGAATGTACTTGATATAGGCTGTGGCGGTGGTGCGAATTTGAAACGTTTATTGAATTTATGTCCGAAAGGAAATATCTACGGCATAGACCTGTCAGAAGAAAGTGTTTCATTCGCCCAAAAGTACAACGAAAAAGACTTGAATAAAAGATGTTTCATACAACAAGGGAATGTTTGTTCATTACCTTATGAGGATGGATTCTTTAATGCTATCACGGCTTTTGAAACGGTCTATTTCTGGTCGCCTGTAAACATAGCGTTGTCTGAAGTGGCGCGTGTTCTCCGAGAAGGAGGTTGTTTCCTTATTAGTCTGGAAGCGAGCGACCCCGAACTTGGAAAAATGTGGACGGAACGGATAGACGGTATGGTTGTCTATACTCCGGCAGAATTGGAAGAGCTGTTGCATGAAGCCGGATTTTCATCCATCAGAACAATCCGTAAAAAGGAAGAAATACATATTATAGCATATAAATAAAATAAGATATGAATGCAATAAAGAATATTACAATAGGTCACACGGAAAGACTTTACAAGCCGGTGGGTTACACCATGCTTGCCAACTTAGTGAATATAGTACCGTTTTGTCTTTCTATAGAAGCGATACGTATCATTTTCAGTGCATTTGACGGGAGCGGACAGCCGCTTGACACGACCCGCCTGTGGTGGATATTCGGCATTATGGCTATTTATATGCTGGTCATGGCTTTGGCAGAACGGGCATCCTACCGAGCCAATTTTAGAGGAGCATACGAAATGAGTGCTTCCGGGCGTTTGTCGCTGGCGGAGCACTTGCGGAAACTATCGTTGGGCTTTTTGTCGAAACGTGATCCGGGTGATTTGTCGTCCATGCTTGTTACGGACTTCATGATGGCAGAAACCGGAATTTCGCACCACCTGCCCCAACTTATGGGTGCCATAGTCATGCCCGTACTGGCTTTTGCTTCGCTTGTATGGATAGATTGGAGGATGGCGGTCAGTATGTTTGCCGCCTTGCCGCTTGCCATGCTTGTCCTGTGGGCAAGCACAAAAGCACAACGAAGTCTAAGCGGCAGGCAAATTCAAGCGAAAATAAATGCTGGAAATCGGTTGGAAGAATACTTGCAGGGTATTCGGGTAATGAAAGCGTACAATCTGATAGGTGACCGCTTTGTCAGGTTACGCGATGCGTTTGCAGAACTTCGCCGTGCTTGCATCCGTCAGGAAGCCTTGTTAGGCCCGTTCGTCTTGTTGAGCATCACTTTGGTACGTGCTGGGCTGACAATGATGGTATTATGTGGAACTTATCTTCTGTTGGGAGGAAAACTTTCAATCCTTGTATTTGTGCTGTTCCTTGTGGTCGGTTCTCGTGTGTTCGACCCGCTGACTTCCGCCCTGACAAACTTTACCGAGTTCCGCTATTTTTCCATTGCCGGTGGACGCATCCTTTCCTTGATGAACGAGCCGGAGATGAAAGGAGAACGGCAATCCCCGGCAGCGGGCGACATCCGGTTTGAACACGTATCGTTTGCCTATCAAGACAAGGAAGTGTTGCATGATATAAACATTACGCTCCCGAAAAACTCCTTGACGGCTCTTGTCGGTCCTTCGGGAAGCGGGAAAAGTACGGTGATGAAGCTTTGCGCCCGTTTCTACGACCCACAGAAAGGACGCATTCTTTTCAATGGAGTTCCGATGAACGAGATAAATCCCGAAAGCCTAATGAGCCACATCTCTATGGTGTTCCAAGATGTCTATCTGTTTCAGGACACCATACGCAATAATATCCGCTTTGGTAAAACTTACGCGACGGAAGAAGAAATTATAGCCACAGCTAAAAAAGCCTGTTGCCATGACTTCATCATGCGCTTGCCCAAAGGATATGACACCTTGGTAGGCGAAGGAGGGTGTACCCTTTCGGGCGGAGAAAAGCAACGCATATCCATAGCCCGTGCCATGCTGAAAGACGCACAAATCATCCTGCTTGACGAAGCGACCGCCTCACTTGACCCCGAAAATGAAGTGGAAGTACAGAAAGCCATAGACACACTCATCAAAGGGCGTACTGTCATCGCCATTGCCCACAGACTTAAAACTATTAAGGGCGCAGACCAAATTATCGTGTTGGATAACGGACGGATAAGGGAAAAAGGTACGCATGAAACATTGATGCAGGCTAAAGGGTTGTATGCCCAACTATGGAACATTCAGGAACAAATCTCAGGATGGAAACTGTAAAAAGCGGCATAGAAATCAATAGGATGTCTGTTTTTATAAAGCAGGCATCCTTTCAAATAATAGATTCTTAAATGAATTTACGGAATAAAGTGTTAGTAGGATATTTTATCTTAATTGTACTTATCGGCTTTATGGCATCAATTCTGGTACGTGAACGACATCGAATATCAGAAATTGATTTACAAAACAGCGAAGTACAGCAAGCTATACGTGATATTCACAATGTCCATCGATATATCACTCGGCTTACCATGTTGGGAGAGAGTGTCATTGATTGGAACAGAACAGACTGTAGTCATTACCGTATCCAACGTCTGTGTACAGATAGTCTGTTGCAAGCATTGAAGTTCCATTGTGCAGCATATGTGTATCCAGCGCAGATAGACACTCTTCGCTCTCTACTGGCAAACAAGGAAGAACATCTGCGGCACATCATGTCGGTATTTGAGCGGCAGGAAGAAGCCGACAGCCTTTTAGTGAATCTCTTGCCAGAAGTAGCTAAACGTGCTACCCGTTTACAGAAAAAGCCCCTGCAAACGCATTGTGGCTTGTAGGGGCTTGCAGGGGCTAATCCTAAATCTTACCCAACGAATCAAAGCTCGCCCGGCTTCTCATCCTCCTTCTTCGCCCGCGTAGTGCGTGCTTTTGAGATAGCTTTCTGACGCTCAATCATCGCGTTCACGTGGTCGATGAAAGTAGCATATTCCGCATCACCATTTATCATTGCCAACGCATTGACGGTATCAACCAATGAACGGTAAGCGGCTTCTGCGGCGGTGCGGGTTTCCTTCACGATACCCACCTGACGGGCAGCGTCGGCTTCCGTGCGCTGGGCGGCTGCGGCGAGGAAAGCATCTTCTTTCGTCTTCAAATCGGTAATCCATACATCCAGATTCAACGCGGTGCGCTTGTTCGAATCGAGCGCTTCAAGGTCTTGCAACAGATTGTGCAGTACGCCGCTTTCTTCTGTTTGAGCTAACTTTGTCGGATCACCGTACTTGTCAAACAACGATTTTGCTTCAGCAGCGTAAGCTGCGATTTCCGCGTCGGGATGGGCGCACATCGCCGTTAGGTAATTGTTGCCACCACGCCAAGATGCGTCACGGGCATCATCCGTCGCGGTCGCCGTGGCGGTGGCGGGATTCGTGGAGGATGCCTTCAACGCATCGTCGAAAGCATCGACAGCGGTGGTAAAATCGTTAGCCTTTGCCTCCAACACGGGATTCGTAGCGGACAGTTGGCTTATCTCGCTTGGGGTTCCTGTCTCCTCGCCGATAGGCAGGTTCGCCGTTTCCGCCACGACCTGTTTCTGATAGCCGAACGACTCCTCGGTGCGAAGGCGGGCAATATTCAATATTGATAATTGTTTCATACGCTTCAATTTTAAGGATGATACGAAAATTTTACGTTGACAAATTTAGTATTTTCTCCTTGCAAATGCAAATGATTGCCGGAAAACCAGTCGACAAGGCTAATCCTGGCGGATTAAGGCTGCCGACTGAGTCGATAACGCTTATCCTGTAGGATTTGTGCTGTCGACTGAGTCGGCAAGGTTTCTCCGCACCGATTGGCGTTGTCGACTGAATCGACAGTGCTTTTCCTGTAGGATTCGTGCTGTCGACTGAGTCGGCGGCGGTTATCGGGGCGGATTGGAAGAATTTATAGAATCATCGCACTGTTTCCAAAAGTTTTTGACGCAAATCTTTCAGGTAAACGGATTGCTGTTTTCGAAGATATGTTTTGACGAATGGCTTCAGATACCATTTCTTGGCGAAAACGGTTTCAGTGAATATGATTTCGGTTTGACCATTTCGTTCGGAAAGCAAACCGCACCAATGTCCCTTTATGTTTTCATTTTCCAAATCAAATTCATATCGTTCAAAAGGTTGGGAAATAGTAATTGTAAATAGCGTGGCATAACCGGAGTGGGTATGTTCCATGAATTGTTTGTCAGACAATTTTTCGATTCGTGCTATGTCGCTGCGCCAACGATAATCGTCGGAAGAAGTAATGATGCACCAAATGGTAGCCGCATCATATGGCAATCGGGCTTTGATGGTTGATATAGGCATAATTGATTTTTTCGGCGAAGGTAGGGAAAATCGGGGAACAGGGCAAAGAAAATCGCCGAGAAGATACACGCAAGGAGCAAACGGTACAGACCCATAGGCGGCAACAAGGAAAAGACTGCTGACGTGCGCATCATTGCCGCTACCAACGAGGATATGCAGTCAGCAGTAGCCGAAAAGCGTTTCCGTCAGGACTTGTTCCATCGGATTAAGGAATACACGTTGCACATACCGCCGCTACGTGAGTGCCGTGAGGACATCATGCCGCTCGCGGACTTCTTCCGTGAACTTGCCAACAAGGAGTTCGGCAAACAGGTGAAAGGCTTTGACGCGGAAGCAAGAAAGCGGATGCTCGTCCATCCGTGGAGCGGCAATGTGAGAGAACTGAAAGGAACTATACGCTCGGCGGTGCTGTTCACCGACGGGAATACGATAACGGCTGACAAACTGAATTTTGAAGAACCTCTGCTGTCGGGAGAAGCATCCTTGTCCTTGAAGAACGTGGAAATGGAAAAGAAACAGATAATCCGTGCGCTGAAACAGGCGGACGGCAACCGCACTCTAGCTGCTGAACTGCTCGGCATCGGGCGCACCACACAATACGGCAAGATGAAACAATACGGCATCAAGTACAAGGAATAAGGCACGATTGCCGCAGGTCAGAAACAGGTTGCCCGACTTCGGAGGAGCAACCAAGCGGCAAGGCTTTCGGGAGTAACCCGAAAGGTTTTGAGTAACTCGAAACATACCTTGCTGCTGCCACTTTTCGGCAGTAACCGAAAAGCCTTCGAGTTACCCGAAGGACACCTTGCTGATTTCTCGTGAAATCAATAATCCGTCAGCAAACGGATTGGAATGTACTGTTGTTCCGGCTTCCAAAGCATCGTTTTCCCGATGCTAAAGCTGCCCAAAAGAAGAAAGGGAATAGGGCGGTGTGCAAGCCTGCACCTTATTGAGATTACAGGGAACAAAGCCGGATTTTCATCCTTTTGAGAAACAGACAATAGTGCCAATTCGGATGTCAATATGTGCCAATCACAGCCCAAACTGACATTAGACTAATAAGGAAATGCTATTTTGAGCAAATACATCCTCGCTTGTTCACAAGCTCAGCAAACCAATGATTTACAAAATCGACGATGAACAGAACCGGACAACCAAGAAAGTAATCCAATGCAGAGAGGAAGCAACATAGTTTCAATGATATGCTGGTTTGCTGTCGTGCTGTTGTGCTGGTTTACAACAGCGAAACTTCAAATAAAAGTATCAGCAATGGATTGTGGCTTTAGAGAGGTGGAGTTTGAATGATATAAATCGGTGGTACAAAATACATCCGTCTATCAACGTAGTAATGAAGCAACAAAAGAATGGTGCAATAAACAAAAGCATATAGGCATACGCACGCTGGCCTGCAAGCCTGCCCACGCTCCAACCTGCCTGCCGTCCAGCTTGCCTGCCGACCGGTCTGCCGGCGTGCCTTGCCTGCCGGCACACAGACAGGCGAACCTGCCGACAGGCTATTCGCAAACGGGCAGGCTCAAATATGATGTGGAAACGGTATGGAATTAAAAGCAAGACAGTACTACCGATTTTCATCCGCAAGATGTGCAACAAATGTACAATAATGATAAGATGTTTGATTTTCTCTATTTTTCAGAGGAATAGCTTTGGCAATGAAAGAGAAAAACACTACTTTTGCAAATGAGAAAAGCGTTCTTTTGATTGATGTAGAACATTGCAGAATAGAGAAGCTCGCTGGTTTCCAAGTCGTTACCTGTCAAGCTGACATCCTTTGTAAGTTTCTTGTTTTCAATAAGTAAGAGAAAGTAATATGTCTTGCCAGGTGGTAGGACAGGTTCTCTTTCATGCCTAATGCCACGCCCATTCCATGTGCCTCATACCAGAGGACGTCGCGGACCGGCAGCGGGAATACCGGCCTGTCGTCATCCGTGGTGTTGTAAAGCTCCAGTATCTGTCCGGCTATGGGATGCAGCGGGATGAACGCCTCCACGTCCGTTTTGGCGCGGCGGATGCGGATATACCTTCTTCCTTCCGAAGTCGTTCCGATGTGACGGGGATGGAGAGCCCTCGTATCCGCGTAGGCCAGACCGGTCAGCGAGGAGAAGATGAACGTCCTGCGTGCCAGCTCCATCATCGGGTCGGGCAGCGGGGTTTCCATCATCCGCTTCAGTTCACTGCGGCTGATATGCCTTAGTTTAGGTGTTTCTTTCCTCTCGTATGCCACGTCCTCTATCGGATTGCCTCTTAGTATTTCCCGGTCCACGGCGATGTAGATGAGCCGGTTGAGCCAGCACAGGCAGTGGTTCACGTGTCCGTTCCTGTGTCCCAGCTCCTTCTTGAGAAAGACCTTGAACGATTCGGCGAACTCCTCGGTGATGTCCGAAAAGGCGATGTCCTTCATCCCGCGGGATTCGATGAACTGCCTGAGGTTGAGCTGGGTGGTCTTCGACTGGCGGTAGGTGGAAGTGGAGTTGATCTCCTTGGAGCGGACCCTGAGCCGTTCGCGTTCCACCTCTCCGGCCTGCAGGAGGTATTCCGGTACGGAATTGGCGCCTGACACGGTGGTCTTGAGCAGTTCGGCCGTGACCACTCCCTGGTTCCTCAGCAGGTTCCCGTACGCCTCTTCCAACCGGCTGCGGAAGGCGGCAAGGCGGTTGTTCTCCCTGGCTGTTTTGATTTCACACTTCTTGCTGTCCCAGTCCCCGGGTTTGCAATAGACGCCTGTCGTGACTGCCGATTTCTTTCCGTCGATGCTGATCCGGCAGAGGACGGCGGTCGTGCCGTCCGATTTCACCTTGTTACGGTTGATGTAGAATAAGAGCTTGAATGTACTGCGCATGATAATGATTGTTTAGGGATTAAAGGATAAGTTTCAAATCGCGGGTTGCCTCGACGAACCTGTCCATGTCCTCGAACAGCTTCTTCGGGGTTACGCGCGCGTATATCTGGGTGGTCTTTATGTTGGAGTGTCCCAGCATTTTGCAGATGGTCTCTATCGGCACTCCCTCCTCGAGCGTGACCAGCGAGGCGAAAGAATGCCGTCCCATGTGGTAGACAAGGTCCTGGCTCAGCCCTGCCATCAGGCGCAGGGATTTCATATTGGCCCTGAGCGTGTGGTAGTCCTGCGGCGGGAAAAGAGTCTCGCGGGTATCGTCCCGGTATTTCTCAATCAACGCGACGGCTTCCGGAAGCAGCTTGACACGTCCGAGGTAGTCGGTTTTCTTTCGCTGGTATTTCAGCCAGAGGCTGCCCTCGTCATCCCGGAAGAGGTTCTTCCGGGTGATGCTTACCGCATCGGCATAGGCGGTGCCGGTGTAACAGGCGAAGAGGAAGAGGTCCCGGGTGATGACATGTGACCTGCGTTTTTCCGGTATCTCCAGATCACGCAGCTTCTCGAAATTCTCACGGCTGAGTGCTTTCGGTGTTGTCTCCTTCTGCTTGGGCAGCTTGAAGTGGCAGAAATGGTATTTCTCCGAGTGGCCCTCCTTGTAGGCGATGCGGCAGATCTTTTTCAAGATGGCCAGGTAGCCGCGAAGCGTGTCCACGGCATATCCCTTTTCCAGAAGGATGAAATCCTGATAGTCGCGGATGAACTGCTCGTTGAGCTGCCCGAAGACAAGGTCCGGAACCTTGAATTTCGCCTTGATGAATTCGGAAAGCGTGCGGTAGGTGAAGAGGTAGGTCGAGAGTGTGGTGGGCGCACGGTCCACACCGACACGGGCCTTCATTTCCCCGTTATGCCGGTCGAGAAGTTTGAGCAGGGTCATCTGCATGCCCGCATTGCCCTGGAACATGTCCCTGACCGCGGCGGCATCGAAATCCCTTTTTCTTTCCATGAGGGAATTGAAGGCCGAGTGTACGGCAAGCAGCAGTCTTTCTATTTTTTCATTGGTCTCCACCGCTTCCCGGCTCTTGCCGTTCAGCCGGCTCTCACGCGCGTTCCACAGCCCGGGGGTGCAGGAGAGCTTGCAGCTGAACTGCGCCATCGTGCGGTTGAGGGTGATCCGTCCCATGATCGGGGCTTTGCCGGTCTTGTCCGGCTCGCTCTTTTTCAGGTAGAGCAGCACCTTGAATTTTTCCACTTTCATAACGCTCTTTTTTAGGTTGTAAAAATACTCCTTTGAAAAGCGTCCTTTGGCATGCAAAACATTGAGAAACAGTGAATACAAATCCGCTTTGTTCTTATCGGTAAAAATTCGGTTACCTGCCGTCGTTTCCGAAACAGGCGGCTAACAGTCTGGTAACTGAAACGTCGCAATATTTTGTTTTCTTTTGCAGGTCTGTCTGTTCTGCAATTCTCGCAAAATGCTTAATTATAAACGTTTTACGTTTAATTATCGTCATTCTGTTTTTTATTGCATTTCTAAATATTACTTACATGGCCCGACACACTTTTGCCACCACTATCACCCTGTCTCACGGCATACCGATTGAAACTGTGTCAAAAATGTTGGGACATACCAGCATCAAGACGACGCAAATCTACGCTAAGATTCTGGACACGAAAGTCATGGACGACATGGCGGCTCTCAAAGAATTGTACACCAGAAAGGAATCTCAAAAATCACCAGATAATAAAGCCGTAAACGGATGAAAACAACCGCAACCATCAGCCAGGAAGAACTGGAGCAGAAAGCTGTCGATAGCATGATAGCATACGAGAAGAGCCTCATTTCCGGACAGGAAATGAAGGATGCAGTCACCCGCGCGCTGCATCACTACGCCAACAGGGAAGGACACCGGGAAATCGTCCTGAAAGGGTGGATTATAAAAACCATCTACGCCCTCGACAGCAGCCAACTGAAAGACCTCGACCGGGTAGCTTTCACCTGCATGGATAAACAGCCGGTTAACCCCTGATAATTAACTCACATAAAAAACAAAATCATGAAAACAGAAACCAACAGCATGAGAATCGTGAAACCTGAAAAGGAATCTGAAAAAGCAGTCGTGGAACCCCAAAAGGAGAAAGCCACCGGAAAACCGAAGTACAAACCCGTGGAACCCGTCACACTCGAAACTGTTCCGGAAGATGCCGTGTTCATCCGCTCCACGGATGTATGCAAATTGCTCAACATCAGCAACTCAACGTTAAGGAACATGCGTGCGGAGCACGCAATCCCATTCTACAAACTGGGTGGGATATTTCTCTACAGCAAAGAAGAAATCATGAATTACCTCGCATCCAATTACAGTAGAAGAATCTAGCGAAAATGGCAAAAACAGGATTATCATATTATCAGGCGGAAACCGACCGCTTTCAGGACATCAAGGTAAAACGCCTGAAGAAGCGGTACGGCTGCGAAGGGTATGCAGTGTACCAGTATATCCAAAACGAGATATACCGGGTTGAAGGCTGTTATATCCGTTTCACGGACGACCAGCTTTTTGATGTTTCCGAATACTGGGGCATTGAAGAGCAACGGGTAGAAAAAATCATTGAATATTGCACGGAAGTGGAATTGTTCGACACCATTACCTGGCATACGAATCATGTACTTACTTCCGTAGATATTCAGCAGAGATATCTCGAAATCTGCCGGAGAGCCAAGAAGAAGATTGTAATACCGGAAGATATACGGCTTGTCGAGATACAAGACGTGGCTTCCGGTGTGACAGGTGCGCCGCTACCTCTTTTCTCCGGTCAGGAAATTGAGACGAAAACCGGAAAAACAGTTTATGGTTCTCCCAAACTGGATACCGGAAAACAGACCGCAACCGATATCGGAAAAGAAACCGTAATCACTGCCGGAATATCTTCCGGCGTCATTATTCCGCAGAGTTCTGCGGAAATTCCGGAAACTCCGCGGAATTCTGCGGAAAAACGGCACAAAGAAAAAGAAAGTAAAGAAAATTCCCCCTCTATCCCCCGGACTATTCCGCCGGCAAGGGATGATGAGGACAAAGTTTCACTCTCTCCGGACGGGAATAGGGGAAATGTTTCCGCAGAATCCTGCGGGAAACGTCCGGAACATGGCGAAGAATACCGTTTGAAGTTGCAGCGGCTGGGTGAAACCTGCTACAATCTGGGGTGTTCGAAAGGAGATGTCCGTAAGGTTCTGATGATAGAAAATATTGCCATGGACGACAGCCCGATATGGCAACTGATTGAAGAGTTGAAGGCGAGCGGCGGACGTTATTCGTTCACCGGAGAGGTGTTGCCCGCCCTGTGGGGACTGGTGAAGACGGGGCGCCTGCGGATGATGGAAGAGCATACGGATGAGGTGAAAGAGGGCGTTCATAACGTCAGGCAGATGCTGTCGGGTATCGGCGTGCCGAGCTACGACATGGACGAATTATGCGGAGAGGCGAAAGGCAAAGAAGATGTCCTGCAAGAGGTTATACGGGAAATACGACGATCGAAAGGGCGGATTCTTTCGGTGAGCTGTTTCATCAGGTCACGGTTGAAAAAAGCGAAGAAAAACGAATTGCAAAAAACGGCGTAAGCCACACAGTTATGAGTGAAGATAAAAACAAGACGCCGCTCTACTACCCCCGCAAAATGCGTACAGGGTGGTGCGTGGCGCACGAAGTGACAGCCGCGGGCGTCACTATCGAGAGATACGGAATACACTGCCAGACGTATGCGGAAGCATACCGACGGGCGGAAGTGATGAACCAGCAGCAACAGGCGCAAGCCCTTCAACCAGCCAACTCTGACGGCAAGAGAGGGGGTGAACGATCATGAGCGAAAAAGTAAGCACGATCACCTTGCGACTGACAGCCGAAGAAGCCGCCCAACTGGAGATACTCAAAGACATCATTGGGAAGAAGAGCGGGAGCGAAGCGATTAAATACGTCGTCAAGGAATACCCCCGTTTCTGTACCCACTACAAGCAGGAAGCGAAGGAACACGGAGAACTGAAACGAAAGTATCGGGAGCAGGGCGAAGCAGTGCGGGGTTTTCTGTCGGCACTCGACAGGTTGGAGAAAGCGGGCAGGGAGAAAGAGTAGGGGGAAACGATTGCTAGCAAAATACGCTCCGGAAGATCTTGGCCAATGAAATATTTGCTAGCAGATGTTTCCGGATCGTGTACTCGAGCTGCGTAAAAGTGCTAGCGGATTCTTGTTCCCGGTTCGTTCCGGAGCAACTAATTTGCTAGCAATTAACGGGGATATCAGGTTGATGGAGCCGGGATCCCGACAGGTATGTGATAGCAAGTGAAGGTAATGGGCAAGTGCCGAACCAAGCGGATTACTTTCGCGAGTGGCTTATCGTCTGACTGCTCACCGTGCCGCCGTGTGGTTCGTGGCAATGCGTGCAGCGGGAATACCGCCGCCCACACAGCCCCGTCCCCCGCAGCAGCACTCCGTCAGTGTTTAATCGGAACATTCCTTCACCGGCAGCGTTTCTCGGACGTTCAGTGTTTCTGTGCACCGTGCCGCTTTCCTTGCTTTCCCGTAGCCGTCGGACTGGCGCAAAGAAAGCCGCCCTCTGACAGT